AGCGATTTGATCAACGAGAGGCAGCTGAGTGTTCCGGACGCAAAATATGAGTACAAACGGAACTTTCCCGAATCCTTCCGTGAAGCGTTCGAGCTCCTGTTGCATAAGAACGGAGAGACACAGGAGACCCTGGCGGAGAAACTGAACACAACGGATCGCTCGATCAGGGAATGGATCAGAGATCCGGAGAAGAAGATCTCCATTGATTTCGTCGTAACGATTTCTCTCATGTGGAAACTGCCGGACTGGATCAGTAAAATGCTCCTGGAAAGCGCCGGGAAAACACTCAACGAGAGGGACCGGAGACATCGGGCGCTGACGTACATCCTGGATATCATGTGGGATCAGGGCGTCGAGGCGGCAAATCAATATCTTACCAGCCAGGGGCTGCCTATTCTGACGATCTGACAGTAAGAACAGGGTTATTCAAAATACAGCATAAGACCGATGGCGTATGGCCGATCACTTGAAAACAGGTGGTCGGCCATATTTTTTTTGCCCTTTTTGGCGGCTTCACCGGAAGATTATCTTCCGGCAGGTGCTGCTATCTCCTGCTTTTGAAAAAATCTTGATGCGATCAAGTGTCGGACCGGAAGAAATCCTTCCGGTTTAATGAACAGAAAAGTGAGTCAAAATGAAGGCTCTCATCCAGAAGGGAGGTGGTGTAGTCCAGAAACAAGAGCGAAAAAGGCAGCGGAGGGGCCAAAACCATGTGATTTGAGGGGAAAACAGCGCTTTAGCTGGGAACAGAGACCGGAAGATATCCTTCCTGTAAAAAGTGCCTTCCCGCAAGTATGATGGTCATGCCAGGTGAGAAACGGAAGAGCTTCTTCCGAAGCAAGCCTGAGTAAAAACATCATCTATAAGCCGGATGCATACGGCAGCGGATGTTCAGACGATCAATCCAGCATCACAGCTTGTTCAGCCAGAACGGACTTGTGAGCGTGGATGGATCGTAAGGACACCCTTCTGTCTATGCGTTCGGCTTTTTCTTTATGCCTTTTTCGCGGCGGAAGGGAGTCCACCTGCTGTCAGTGTTCCGGGTATGGAAACAGCAGCAGGAAACTGAAGAACCGCTGCCCAGTATGCGTCCTGCGGGAAGGACGCTACCATGGAAAACTTCAACGCAATCACCTCCGATGCCTCTGCTTTTACCGTAACCGACAATACGACTCTTGGTGAACTGCTCGCTATCCTGAACCCAGGCGACAAGCCGCATGAAACACCAACCCCGAAGATGCTCCGGGAAACCGCAGGCGCTCCAATCGCTACCGAGGAGCGCTGCACGGTCTATGCCAATGGGTACGCCGTGTATGACAACGGGTCTGGCCGCACGGTGGTCTGGCTGCCCAGCTGCACATCTTTTACATACCATTTCGATGCTCTGAAGGAAAGTGAGAAAGGCGGTGAGGTGAAGGAAACGGCAGAGCTGCCCGAAGGGCTTCTCGTCTCTTTGCCCTGGCCTGTTGCGGTTTCTTTGATCGGTGACCATCGGGTCGAAGCCAATATGATGAACCGCATGGGAAGTCGAACCGGCACGAAGGACTATGATTCCGATGATAACGGCGATAAAGATGGAGACAAAGAGGACGCCATGGAAAAGTCTCTCAGGAGTGAATACTTCTGGCGTGAGGGGCATTTCGGCGAGAATCCCGAGGATGCTTATATCAGGAAAGAAACGCTGCAGGAGATGCTGGATGGCATGACGGACAATCAGCGGGAGGTGTTCGTGCTCTATTACAAGTGCGGGTATACGCAGCCGGAGATTGCCGCACAATTATGCATCACCAAGCAGTCTGTGAACGAGCGCCTGCGGAGTGCCTTGGAAAGGGCAAAAAGGAAAAGAGATTTTTTTCTTGAAGAACCCTGACTTTCGGCTTCTCCCACGACAGTATATGAGAGGACTTCAAAACCTCGAACTTTTTTATCAGGACGGCTGCGACATGTTTCGTAACCGCCCCACGTTACCGGATTACCCGGAGAAAGGACCAGTACATGAAACAGAAGAAAATGGAACCGAGGAACTCCCGGCACGAACAGCGCTTCCATGAGCGCTGCGTCAAGGAGAAAGGCGCAGAGGAGCAGATCAAAGGGGTATTTGACCGCATCCTGGATGAGATGGCCAAGGAAATGGACCGAGGCTATATGGAAGCGGGCAAGACGCTCGCAGAGCTGTTCCGTGCTGTGGCAACGGCGGCAGCAAAGCTCCCCAACCTGGAACTGCGCACGGAGATGATGACCGTCAAAAACAGTGACGACGGCCTCAGCATTGTGTTTAAACGGGATGAGGCAAAGCCTGCGTTCCTGGATGATGAAGAGGAGGAACAGCTCTATGGCGAAGACTGAGAAAGAACAAGCGCACAGCGCAGAGGAGAAGCAGGAAGCCATCAGCATTGAGACTGCAAAGGTGATCCAGGGGATCAGCCTTGTGTTTTCAGGTGCGATGACCATGCTGGAAGCTCTGCATCCTCACGTCTCCCTGGAACCCAGCGCAATCCTGCATCTTGTGACCGGTAACATTGAAGGCCTGGAAGCAATGGCGGTCGAGAAACGGGCAAAGGAGGAACAGGAGAATGCCGAGACTAAGGATGCCGGGAGGACCGGAGTGGAAGGTGCTGTACCTTCTTCTCCTGCTGCTGATTCTGCTTCTGTGGACGATGGCGCTTCTGCCGAGGGGGTAAACGCTCCGGAGAACACAACGGAAGCTGCAGGATCTGAGGAAGCGGCAAGTACTGTCACACAGGATGACATCACAAGGATCATCGTGCAGAAGATCAAGCAGAACCGATCCAACAATGAAAAGATCGGCTCGATCCTGAAGTCCTATGGTGTAGCGAAGGTGAGTGATTTGCCTGCTGCCAAGTACGAGGCGTTTGTGACAGACCTCTCCGCAATCTGATCGGGAGGTGCTGGGATGCCGGATGTTCATGCGCTGCTCAGCGCATCCAGTTCCAAACAGTGGCTGCATTGCCCGCCATCGGTACGGCTTCAGGAGGGATTCCCCAATGAGAGCTCGGTATATGCCGAGGAGGGAACCTTCGCCCATGAGGTCTGTGAATACAAGGTACGGAAATATCTGCATGAAAGAGTGAAGCGTCCTCAGTCAGAGGAGTTTTACACAGAGGAGATCGATCAGATCACCGATGTGTATGCGGAGTTCGTCATTTCGATTATCGAACAGATGAAGCGGAATGGGATCGAACCCCTGGTATTGGTGGAGGAGCGGGTGGATTACAGCCATATCGCTCCTTCTGGTTTTGGGACAGCGGACATGCTGATCATCGGAAAAGATGAGAACGGGAAAGGTCTGCTGCATATCTGTGATTTCAAGACGGGACAGGGTGTCTATGTGGATGCTGACCATAACAGTCAGATGATGCTCTACGCACTCGGAGGCCTGGCCGCCTATGGCTATATTTACGAGATCGAGATTGTTCGTATGAGCATCATCCAGCCCCGTCTTGATAATATCTCTACCTTTGAATGCAGCCGGGAAGAGCTGGAGGCATGGGGCGAAAGCATAAAGCCGATAGCAAAGCTGGCATTTGAAGGGAAGGGCGAGCAGCATCCGGGTGACTGGTGTCGCTTCTGTCGCGCTAAACCTGTCTGCCGCGCCTGTGCGGATGAAGCACTGGCGCTTTGCCGAGAAGAGTTTCTGGATCTCGACGCAGGCGCGTTTTCAGAGGGAAACGAGACAGAAGAGAGCGATCTGACAGCGCCCTATCATGCCGAGACAGACACACCGGTTTTCAAGCAACCCGGCCTGATCCCGCTGACAGAGCTGGCAGCTATCCTGCCAACGCTGAACAGGATCAGCAGCTGGATAGAATCCGTGTTTGCCTATGTATCGGCGGAGGCGATCAACCATGCGGTTCCGGTGCCCGGATATAAGGTTGTCGAAGGACGATCAAAGCGCATCTTCACCGATCCGAAAGCTGTAGTCGATGTGGCGGTTCAGAACGGCTATACCGATCTGTATAAGCAGCAGCTTATCAGCTTAACGGAGTTTGAAAAGATGATGGGCAAGAAGCGGTTTGAAGAGCTGCTTGGCGAGTTTGTTGCCAAACCGCCCGGAAAGCTGGCGCTTGTACCGGAGAATGACCCACGACCGCCAGTAGATCTTGGCAATACTCCCGATCAGGAATTTGCAGTCCTGACTGAGCAGGAAGAATAAAGACAGTAAACACACCATGATTGCCGGATGATTCCGGCATTATTTTTAGGAGGAAAACAACATGAGTAAAACGACATCCCCGACCAAAGTGGTCATCCCGTGCCGGATCTCTTTTGCAAACATCTGGGAACCGAAGAGCATCAACGGCAGCGAAGAGAAGTATTCCGTTTCGTGCCTGATCCCGAAGAACGACAAGGCTACCCTGGCCAAGATCCAGAAGGCCGTGGACGTGGCGAAGGAGGATGCCAAGGGTAAGAAGTGGAATGGCAAGATCCCGCCCAACCTGAAGCTCCCTCTGCGTGACGGCGACATCGACCGCCCGGATGATGAGAACTATGCCGGACACATGTTCCTGAACGCCACCAGTAAGGAGGCTCCTCAGATCGTGGACCGTAAGATCCAGCCGATCCTTGATCCTATGGAATGCGGCTCGGGAGATTACTGCAATGTGTCTGTGAATTTCTACGGCTTTAACGCAAACGGCAATCGAGGCGTTGCAGCCGGGCTCGGCAATATCCAGAAGGTGAAGGACGGAGAGCGTCTTGCCGGGAAGGCAACAGCGGCTTCGGATTTCGATGAGATCGAAGGCGACGAGGAGGATGTTCTCGGTGACGATCTTCCCGATTATCTGAAGTAAATCGCAGGGCGGATGGGAGAGGACTTCGGTTCTCTCCTGTCTGCGTTTTACAAGAAACCCCGGCTTCAGCTGGAGATTCTTATAAGGTGCAGATCATTGATTTCATGGAAGGAGGCAGATGATTTGGAAACACATAAACGGGTTCTATCAATCGACCTGGAAACATACAGCGATGTGGATTTGAGTACATGTGGCGTCTATCGGTATGTGGAGGGAGACTTCCACATCCTGCTTTTTGCTTACGCCTTTGATGATGATCCGGTGCGGATTATCGATATGGCCTGCGGAGAAGAGCTGCCGCAGGAAATTGTCGATGCGATCTTTGACGATGGCGTTGTGAAGGCGGCTTGGAACGCTCAGTTTGAGCGGACGTGTCTTTCAAAGTTTTTTGGGACACGTCTGTCGCCGGATGCCTGGCAGTGTTCGATGATTTGGGCAGCAAGCCTTTCTCTTCCGCTGGCGCTGAAGAATGCAGCTCTGGTATTAAAAACAGGAGAACAGAAGGATAAGGCGGGCGAAGACCTGATCCGGTTCTTCTCTGTGCCGTGTAAGCCTACAAAAACCAATGGCGGCCGTACACGGAATCTGCCGGAACATGCACCGGAAAAATGGCGGCAGTTTAAGGAATACTGTCTTCAGGATGTGAGGACGGAACGGGATATCCGCAAAAAGCTGGAGGCATTTCCGCTGATGCCTCAGGAATGGAATTTTTATCACATGGATCAGAGAATCAATGACCGAGGGGTCCGGATCGATAAGACTCTGGTTGAGCAGGCGATTACCTGTGACCTGATGCTCTCCGAGGAGATGAGTAAAAAAGCCTATGAGCTGACCGGGCTTGAAAACCCAAACTCAGTATCGCAGCTGAAAGGTTGGCTGGAGGAGCGGGGCATCGAAATCAGCAGCCTGGGCAAAAAGGATGTAGCCGCCATGATCAAAGAGATTGATAAGGGAGGGCTGGATCAGGAAGCCCTGGACATGTTGAAACTTCGGCTCCAGATGGCGAAATCATCGGTGAAAAAGTACCAGGCAGCTGACCGCTACATCTGTTCAGATGGGCGTGCGCATGGGCTATTCCAGTTCTCAGGTGCGAACAGAACACAGCGCTGGGCGGGACGCGGAATCCAGTTGCAGAATCTTCCGCAGAACCATATCAGCACGCTGGATGAAGCGCGGGAGCTGGTGAAGCTCGGATGCTTTGACATGGTCGAGAGCATCTATGGAAACACACCGGATATCCTGTCGCAGCTGATCCGAACCATGCTGATTCCGAAAGAGGGCTGTGAGTTTATCGTGGCAGACTTTTCTGCCATCGAAGCTCGTGTGCTGGCCTGGCTTGCAGGGGAACAGTGGCGAATGGACGCTTTCAAACGTGGGGACGACATCTACTGTGCTTCAGCGTCCCAGATGTTCGGTGTGCCGGTCGTCAAACACGGCATCAACGGAGAGCTCCGGCAGAAGGGTAAGGTCGCGGAACTGGCGTGTGGTTACGGCGGCGCAGCCGGAGCCTTGATCAGCATGGGCGCTCTCGATATGGGGCTGACTGAGGAAGAACTGCCGGGACTGATTGATGACTGGCGGACAGCAAATCCGCATATTGTCCAGTTCTGGTGGGACGTGGAGAAGGCAGCCATGGATACCGTGAAGGATCATCGGGAGCGGTCTGTCGGCAGAATCGGTTTCCAGTTCTCCGCCAATACACTCTGGATCGTTCTCCCGTCCGGGAGGAAGCTGGCGTACATCAAACCAAGGCTGCAGCCTAATCGGTTTGGACGCATGGCCGTGACATTTGAATCTTTGAATGCTGCAAACAAGTGGAGCCGGGGCGAAACGTACTCTGGAAGGCTTGTGGAAAACTTAACTCAGGCCACTGCACGTGATCTGCTGGCGGAGGCCATGTGGCGTATGGAGCAAACGAGACTGGACATCGTGGGGCATGTCCATGATGAGGTTATACTGGAGGTCCCAAAGGGAAAAGTTACTGTGGAGGATGTGTGTACGATCATGAATCAGAATCCATCCTGGGCAGATGGAATCGCCCTTTCTAGCGCGGGATACCGAGGAGATTACTATTTCAAGGATTAAGCATAATCATTACGAGCATAGCCGGGATCTTAAAAGGACTCCGGTATTTTTATTTGAGGAGGACATACGAAATGAAACAGGGCAGAGCATTACCCGAAGTACTTATGGAGCTGCAGCGGCAGAATGCAGCAAAGCAGGATTACATTGCACCGGCACAGTCGTTCCATTTGTCGGAAGATGGGCAGACGTTTGGCATCACACATCAGAATACAGGTGCGCAGGAGGTTTTCGGCACGACCGATCTATTCCATCGGCAGGTGGGCTCGGCGCTGAATATTCCGGCAAAGTATTATGACCTGATGCGCCTGCAGAAGCCAGACCTTCTGGCAGAAAACGTGAATGCCTGGTTTGCTGACAGAGATCAGTCTTACATGATCCGCAGCATGGATTACGGCAGCGGCCGAGTTGCCCGAGCGCTCCTTTCGGATCGTTATCGCAGGATTGACAACCTGGAGGTGGCGGCAGCTGTGCTTCCGCTGTTTGCCGGGAAGGAAGAAATGGAGGTCATATCCTGCGAGGTGACGGAATCCCGCCTCGCTCTCAAGATCGTAAATCATAAGCTGGAGATGGCGGTTGTGCCCGGAGACTATGTGCAGGCAGGGGTGGTGATTTCCAATTCCGAGGTTGGCCTCGGCGCTGTATCTGTCCAGCCCCTGGTCTATCGTCTGGTCTGCTCCAATGGACTGTGCGTGAACGACTTCGGTGAGCGAAAGGCACATGTCGGAAGATCGGCAAAGGCGCTGGAGGACAGCTTCACCATATACACGGATGAGACGCTGGAAGCAGAGGATAAGGCTTTCATGCTGAAACTCCGTGATACGACCCTGGCAGCGATCGAGGAAGCTCGCTTTGCGCAGATCGTCGGAAGACTTCAGGAGACCACGCAGGCAAAGATTACAGGCCGAGTGCAGGATGTCATTGAGCTGACCGGAAAGGCATTTGATCTGAATCAGGGAGAACAGGACAGTATCCTCAATTACCTCATTGCAGGCGGAGATCTCTCACTTTATGGTCTGACCAATGCCATCACACGAGCCAGCCAGGATGTAGAATCCTACGACCGGGCGACGGCGTTGGAAGGCATCGGGTGGCAGGTGGCGACCATGCCCGCAGCACAATGGAAGGAGATCAACGCATGAGCAATCAGCATGAACAAGCCTGTTCTCATCGCGGCTCCTATGAGGAATACGATCATTCCGATGAAGAACTGTATGTCTACGACCAGTGCTGTGATAACTGTCGTTTCATGAACGATGGGATTTGCCGTCGACCGTACCCGTATAGTAGGAAAGAGCGTTTTACATCGGACTGGTGCCCGGAGTGGAAGGGACGGAATCGATGAGAGAGTATGTCGTTGAGAATGAATTCGTCAAAGCCGTCCGGGCAGCGGGCGGTGTCGCCTACAAACTGACAAGCCAGACGGCCAACGGATTACCCGACCGTCTGGTTTTGTTTTTCCCGGCAAAGACCATATTCGTGGAACTGAAAGCGCCGGGAAAGATGCTGCGGCCACTGCAGCGGAAACGCCGGTATCAGCTGATGAAGCTAGGCTTTCCGGTCCTGTGTATAGACCGCCTGTCGCAGATAAAACCTTGCATTCAGGCGATTCTTGATTGGGTACCCGGCACACCATTCCCTGAAGGGATTGGAGCAAGAATACCGGATTTGGAGCTGGCCTCTCTGCCATCGGATCAGGGAAAACTGTCCGATCCGGATGATTACGGAGATACCTTGGAGATAGAGGACCCGTCTGTACTGGCGGGCTTTTTTGATTTGGATGGAGGTGATGCCCGATGAAGTTCGTGCCGCATGCGTATCAGCAATTCTGCATTGACTATATCCGAAGCCATACAGTTTCAGCGCTGTTCCTGGACATGGGCTTGGGTTAGGCAAAACCGCAATCACCCTGTCAGCACTCCGTGACCTGATACTGGACGACCTGGTGGTATCTAAGGTTCTGGTAATCGCTCCGCTGCGTGTTGCCCGTGATACATGGACAGCTGAAGTGGAGAAATGGGACCATCTGTCGGCGCTGGATGTCTCGGTAATCATTGGTACGGCAAAGGAGAGAACAGCTGCCGTGAATCACAGCGCCATGATCTATGTAGTCAATCGTGAGAACGTGAAATGGCTTGTGGAGTACTATGAGAAGAACGGCCTGCGATGGGACTTCGACTGTATTGTGATTGATGAGCTGAGTGGTTTCAAGAATTATCAGTCACAGCGATTTAAATATCTCCGGAAGGTCCGTCCGTTCGTGAAGCGATGGATCGGGCTGACCGGCACACCGACATCGAATGGCCTCATGGACCTGTGGGCTGAGATCGGCATCCTGGATGGCGGCGAGCGGCTTGGCCGTTTCATTGGCCGATTCCGGGATGCCTATTTTAAGGCGGGCTCCATGAATCCCAGCACCGGAGTTGTTTTCTCTTATGTACCGAGACCAGGAGCGGAGGAACAGATCTACGAGAAGATCTCAGATATGACGATCTCCATGAAGGCGCTGGACTATCTGGATATGCCGGAGTGTGTCTATGTGAATCATGAGGTGGAGCTGAATAGTCAGGAGAGGAAGCTGTATGACCAGCTGAAAAAGGATCTCATCATCCCACTGGAGGATGGAGATATCGATGCAGCGAATGCCGCCTCGCTCTCAAATAAGCTCCTGCAAATGAGCAATGGAGCTGTCTATGACGAGAATGGTGAGACCCGTGTGATCCACCAGCGGAAGCTGGAAAAACTGGAGGACCTGATCGAATCAGCAAACGGGCAGCCGGTGCTTATTGCATATTGGTTCAAGCATGACCGGCAGCGCATTTGGGAGTATCTGACCGCGTGCGGGTACAGCCCACGGGACATCAGGGAGTCAAAGGATATCAAGGACTGGAACGATGGCAGGATACCAGTTGCATTGATCCATCCGGCATCTGCCGGTCACGGCCTGAACATCCAGAGCGGCGGGCATACTTTGATTTGGTTTGGTCTTACCTGGAGCTTGGAATTATATCAGCAGACGAACGCCAGGCTGTGGCGTCAGGGGCAGAAGGAGACGGTCACGATTCATCATATCGTGACGAAGAATACCGTGGATGAGGATGTGCTGTCAGCGCTGGCAAGTAAAGATGTCACACAGGAGAAGCTGATCGCAGCTGTCAAAGCAAGACTATAACGCAGCGTTGCCGGGAGCGAGGGCTCTCGGCTTTTTACATATTCAGTCCTTGGAGGTGGTAGTCAAATGGGACGTAAGAACAAACGAAAAAGAAGCGAGTACCGGGACAGGCTGGGGTTTAATCCAAGAAAATATGTCCGGTATTCAGCGGACCATGATAGAAAAGCTGATCGGGCGGTGAATACCCCAGTAAACACCGGCACAAAGATGCCGAAGCGTGGAGACATCTGGTTTGCGGATCTTGGGTTTCATCCGGGCACGAGCGTACAAGATGGCTGTCGGCCGGTGCTCATTATATCCAATGATATCGGGAACCGGTTCTCCGACACGATCAACGTGCTGCCTATGACCAGGCATCTGAAGAGACAGGATTTGCCGTGTCATACACAGATTGATCCAGAGAGCATCGGAGATATGCGTCAACCATTGGAAACGTCGATGGTATTGGTGGAGCAGGTAACGACCATCAGCAAATCTGTCCTGAAGCATTATGCCGGGCATGTATCGGATAAAGCAATGGAAGAGCTGATTGACCAGACGCTTAAGAGACAGTTTGGCTTGGCAGGGTATGAGCCTGATGCGGGTGAAACCAGCAAGGATCAAACCTGTGAAAACGAATCTGCTGCAATGAATACGGTAATACGAGAGGAGCGAGAGCATGACCACGAGTAAGGTGAACTTTGTAAACATCCCGCAGGAGTTGAAGAACAACGCTTCCTTCTGCGTGTGGAAGATGGAGAAACGACAAGGGAAGCCGACAAAGGTTCCCTATAATCCGAAGACCGGTGCGCTGGCCAGGACCAATGATCCGGCTACGTTTTCGGACTTTGGAACCGCCATGAAGACCTATGCGCTGGGCGGCTGGGACGGGATTGGGTATCGCGTGTCTGAGGGCATCGGCGCGATTGACATCGACCACTGCATCCGTGAGGATGGTTCTTTGAATGATGTAGCGGCATCCATCATGTCCTTTTTCCCGGATGCCTATTTTGAACGATCTCCCTCTGGCACCGGCCTGCGCGGCTTCTTCCGTCTTTCGCCGGATTTCGCCTACGATAAGACCGTGTACTACATCAACAACCGGAAACACGGACTGGAAGTCTATCTGCCCGGAGCCACAAACCGCTTTGTGACGGTGACAGGAGACGTGTATCGAGCAGGCGCTGTCACCCGGAATGATGAGGCGCTGCAGAATGCCCTAGATACCTTCATGCGCCGGGCAAACCGGATGGAGGGAAATCGTATAGAAGCCTGCTCCTACCTTACGGACGAGCAGGTAATCGATCATGCGTCAAGATCAGAATCTGGGGAGAAGTTCAAGGCGTTGATGGACGGAAACTGGGAGGATGGCTATGATTCCCAGTCCGATGCGGATATGGCGCTGGTATCGATCCTGGCTTTTTGGTGCGGAAACGTGGAGGAGCAGATTGACCGCATTTTCCGGACCTCTGGTCTTATGCGTGAAAAGTGGGATCGCAGGACCGGCGATGCGACGTATGGTCAGATCACGATCCGAAATGCGATCGCTTCCAGCAGTGCGATCTATGTTCCGCTCAGGGATGCGGCGACACCGGAAGAGGAGTTTGCCGATCTCGATGAGGAGGAACAGCATGCCGCCTTTCATCCGGACCTGAAACACATCACATTAACGCTGGAGGAAATGAAGCCGCACACGAATCCCCGTTACCAGCGAGATGAAATCGGTATCGGGAACGCATTTGCAGATTACTTCAAACCCATAGCCAGGTTCAATGCGGATCGGAATATCTGGTATGTCTACGACGGTACGGTCTGGCAGCCGGATGAGAATGCGCTGGCTGTGGCGGAGCTGGCAAAGAATCTGGCGGACCAGCTTTATACCTTCGCATTGAGCATCAAAGATGAGGATACCAGAAACCGATATATCAAACGGGTCCAGAAGCTGCAACTGCGGAAGAACCGGAAGACGATGGTAGAGGATGCCAAATCTGTATATCCGGTGCGCATGGAGCTTTTTGATTCCAACAAGTATCTGTTCAACTGCGAAAACGGGACACTCGACCTGAATACGCTGTCCTTCCGGCCGCATGATCCGGGTGATTATATTACGAAGATCAGTCCGATCACTTATGATCCGGAGGCAACGTGTCCTCGCTGGGATCAGTTTGTGGATGAGGTGATGCAGGGCAAGGCTACAGTCGGAAGGTATCTCCAGAAGGCAGTAGGCTATTCTTTGACCGGCGATACATCCCTGGAGTGTCTGTTCATCATGTACGGTCCGACGACGAGAAACGGAAAGACGACCACCATCGAAACAATCCTCAGGCTTATGGGTGAGTACGGCCGGTCTGCAAAGCCGGATATGCTGGCATCCAACTTTCGAGGGCCTTCCAATGGTGCACCTTCCGAGGATGTTGCCCGACTTGCCGGAGCCCGATTTGTGGGGATTTCCGAGATGGAGCAGAAGCTCACGATCAACGCCAGTCTTACGAAACAGCTGACCGGAAACAACCGCATCACGGCGCGTTTCCTGCATGAGAACTCGTTCGAGTTTCAGCTGCAGGCGAAGATCTTTATCGACACCAACCATCTGCCCAATGTGACGGATCAGACGCTTTTTGAGTCCGGGCGTCTTCTGATCATTCCGTTCAACCGGCATTTTGAGGAGCATGAGCAGGATAAGAGCCTGAAGACAACGCTCTCTGATCCGGGAGCGCTTTCCGGCATCCTCAACTGGGCAGTGGAGGGCTATCGTCTGTTTAAGGAGGAAGGCTTGGAGCCGCCTGAGGATGTGAAATCTGCAACGGCTCAGTATCGTCAGGACTCCGACCGTATCAGTCAGTTCATCGATTCCTGGCTAGAGGAAGGGAAGGATGAAGACGGGGATAAGTATCAGGTTCCCTGCAAAGCAGCGTACCGTGTGTATTCCCGCTGGTGTGAGGAGATGAACTATCGACCGGATAACTATAAGAATTTCCGGACCGCTATGGAGAAAGCGTATATGGTGGATACGAGACGGCCGAAGGGCGGAGGGGAGAAAACGCCACTGATTATCGGGGTTCGCCTGCGTAAGGAGGAAGTAGGCGCTGAGGATGAGGACCAGGATGCCTTTGTGCCTTTGGCGGATGAGGATTGTAAGGTGTGACATTGGTTTGGAGGGCGGACTGATACCAGTCCGAAACCGGACCTGAAACGGGACCTGATACCGGACCTGGAGCTGCTCCTGAAACCGGACCTGAAACCAGTCATGGTACCATCCGGGAAAGTTGTGAAAGCTGAAAACCTATTTTTCTTTTTTTTCTTTCTCCCCTATAGAATTATATTTTTAACTTTCCCATCTTTCCCATAATAAAAAAATAAAAGAAATATAAGAGAAATAAAGAAGGGTATAGCTATTCATCTTATGGTCTTATGGGCACCGAAGCCTTGTGAGAATACCGGATTGCCTGAGGCTAAGTATTGTACCTGCCAACTGTGTAAGAAGCGACAAGGTTGGCAAGGCCAAAGGGGAGCCGGGCAAGTGTGGCCAGACCGGAAGGCCAGTGGTGAACAGCGGAAAGGAATAGAGAATGAAAATCATCACTTGTGAACAGGTTAGCAATGGCCATCCCGATAAAATCTGCGATCAGATCGCAGATGCGATTGTGACGGATTGCTTGCAGCACGACAAAAACAGCCGTGTGGCGATTGAGGTCCTGATCAAGGACAGGCATATCATCATTGCTGGAGAGCTGACGAGCGCTCACAAGCCGGATTACCGGAAGCTGGTGTATGAGGTATTCGAGAGGATCGGCTTTGACCGTGTTGGCGGGATGCAGTTTGATCCGCTGTACGCCGGTCCGGATATCGGCATCCTGGTGAAGGAACAGAGCGCAGATATCGCCCTCGGTGTGGACAGAGGTGGCGCGGGCGATCAGGGCATGATGTACGGATATGCGACAAACGAGACGGCTGAGCTTCTGCCGATCCCCTTCGTGGTAGCGACCCGCTTCCTGGAAATCCTGAAGAACCATCCGAGTAAGATGTTCCGGGCGGATGCAAAAGCCCAGGTCAGCTTCGATTACGACACCGGCAAAATTACGACCTTCCTGTGCAGCGTCCAGCACAGCCCGGATGTGGAGCCTGCGGATTTCCGGCATATCATCGAAGGCATTATGGTGTTGGCTGCCTGTGAGAACGGCCTGAACACGGACTTTGAGAAACTGGTCAATCCGACCGGCCGTTTCGTGATCGGCGGAAGTTTCGCGGATTGCGGCGTGACCGGCAGGAAGCTGGCCTGCGATACCTACGGTGGGGTTGGACACATCGGCGGAGGAGCCATGAGCGGGAAGGACCCCAGCAAGGTAGACCGTTCCGGTGCGTATGCGGCACGGAAGATCGCGGTGGATATCGTGAGAGCCGGGTATGCAGATAAGGCGGAAGTCCAGATCGCCTATGCCATTGGCGTGGCGGAACCCGTCAGTGTGTATGTGGAGACCTTTGGAACAGAGCATCAGGACCGGCGTTTCATTGAACAGTACGTCCGGGAAAACTACGATCTGACACCGAGAGGCATTATTCAGAAGCTGGGGCTTCTGGATGTGGACTATAACCTGGTGAGCGCTTATGGGCACTTTGGGAAGAAGGGGCTTCCCTGGGAACAGTAAAACAATTCGGTAGCTGATTGAACGTGGCCAGCATGAGAATCTGAAAAAAAAGTTTTTTTCGACTACTGATATTTTGGCCTCTGAAAAATCCTATTAGTAGAGGGACTTAAAAACCTCCCCTGTGGCTGGCGGACCAATCATCCACCCAAACGATAGAGAACGATACGAGCGATTTGGACCCGGCCAGTCCACAGGGTTTACAGAAGCAGTAGGTAACAGGGAGGAAGCAGCTATGCCGTCAAGACCTAACACACCCTGCCGTCATCCAGGCTGCGCTGCCCTCGTTCCCTACGGACAGAAGTACTGTGAGCTGCACAAGCCACAGCACCCAGAGGAGGTGCGGTCGGCAGCAGGCCGAGGCTATGGCAAGGCATGGCAGAGGGCACGTAAGCGTTACCTTGAGGCGCACCCTTTCTGCGTGCAGTGCATGAAGGAAGGCAAGTACGTCAAGGCAACAGACGTGGACCACATCGTTCCTCACAGAGGAGACAAGAAGCTCTTCTGGGATGAGAGTAACTGGCAGGCGCTCTGCCACAGCCATCACTCCATCAAGACACGGAATGAGGATCAGACACCGGAATATCATTTTTGAAATGACGGAGTTTACTTTTACGCTACCTGAACAGTGATTTGGGAGCGAGAAAGTAATCTTTTTCTCTGTCTGGCGAGGCCCCTGGGGGGGTGGGTCACTTCTCTGTGGTGAAGTCCCACGGAGACCGCCGCCCCCTCTCGCGTTAAAATCCGCGAAATTGTAAGGGGCCTACCCCTGCCGGGCCGGTGGAACTGGAAAATGTACCAGGCCATCGGATTCAAAAAGCGCCGGTTTTCCTTAGAGGAACTGCGGTTTTGCGGATTTTGGCAACGTATCAAAGCCTGGCCGAATTTCGTCACAAAACCGCACCCGAAACATCCGGAAATCAAAGGAAAACATGATGGAAAGGGCCGGTTTTCGAGGAAATCATCAAGGAAGTGCAAACAGCAAAGTTGACCGGAGGAAGGCGTGTGAAACAAGAGCAGAAAGAGCTGATCCGCTCCCTTCGGCTGCAGGGCTGGGGTTATAAGCGGATCGCAAAGGAGCTGCGGCTCAATCGGAATCAGGTGCAGCTGTACTGCAAGACTCACGGTCTTGCCGGTGCGGGTGAATTCGTAAAGCTGAACCTGCCCATCTGGTATGAGCAAAACGACCGGTGCATCATCTGCGGCGAGAAGCTGGACCGGAGACAACGCGGCAGAACGAAGCGGTTCTGTTCCGGGAAATGCCGCACGAAATATTACCGGGCAAAGAAACAGGAAGAGGAGGAGGCTCAGTGGTTATGAAAAAGCAGACGCTGGAGGATAAGCTGGAAGCGGTGCTGGACGACAATGTGAATCATCCGGCGCATTACACCTACGGCTCTATTGAAGTCATCGATGTGATCGAAGGCCTGGGGCTTCCGTACCATCTCGGCAATGCGGTGAAATACATTGCAAGGGCAGGACATAAGGATCCGGAGAAAACAACCGAGGATCTTCAGAAGGCAGTTTGGTACCTGAACCGGTATATCGCGCTGCTGGAGAAAGAGCAGGAGGCGCGACATGAAGGTTGAGATACCATCACAGCACCGGGTGCTTGGCCGCTATGGCGCGGACGCTCAGGCCATGGTGCATTGTGAGGAACTTGCAGAGCTGATCCAGGCCATCAGCAAGATGCGCAGGGCACGGAATGGCGGACAGGATGACGCAGAGGCTTACGACAATCTGGTCGAGGAAATAGCGGATGTCCTGATCTGCCTGGAACAGATACAGACTATGTATGAGATCCCAAATCATACGATCCAGGGCATGATCTTTCAGAAGTGCGCAAGGCAGGAGGCAAAACTCAATGAATCTGCTTGAAGCATTTATCCGGGATGAGATCTTCATCGACTTTGGCGCGGATGTCCTGTACGGCAGCGATCAGTGCAATGTGTCTTTTTCCTGCCGCTTTCCGACTGTAACCTTCCAGCTCATGGCGACAAACGGTCTCAGTCAGATTGCGGATCGCATCCGGAAGGATCTGGGCTTTGCGCCGATGC